CTGTGTTCAACTCAAACTTGGCATACGCTACAAGATTATTTACTGAACATTCAACATCTAAACAAGAAAAAATTAATATCTTGAGAAGATTTGATGGTGTTGAAACTCTAAAAGAATCAAAGAATTTGTACAAAATCATCAAAGATGAGTTATCAGGAAGTAACGTACAACCAATGAATGAGTCTTTTGAAAGAAAAATGGATAAAGCACCTTCATCAGGTTCTGCGGCTAACTTAATTGAGTCAAAAACTTATGAAAATCCTCAATTCCTGAGAATGAAAGATTTGATGGCTAAAATAAAATAAACTTAAAAACAAATAAAAAACCAAAAAAATGGGAGCATTATTAGAATCAGGTCTTGTTGGTAACATTGGTCTTAAGCACCTTAAAGTTATCAAGGAAGATACTATTAACAAATGGGACAAATTAGGGTTCCTTGAAGGCCTTCGTGGTCACCTAAAAGAGAACGTAGCTCAGCTTTATGAAAACCAAGCTAGCTTCTTGATAAACGAAGCAACTTCAGACGGTTCATCAGGTTCTTTTGAAACTGTTGTATTCCCTATCGTTAGAAGAGTATTCTCAAAATTACTTGCTAATGAAATCGTTTCAGTACAAGCTATGAACCTACCAATCGGTAAATTGTTCTACTTTGTACCAAAGATTCAGGGTTACCAAGATGGTACTGGTGCTGGAACTGGAGCTTATGACGTTAATTCAGGTCAACACTACGCACCTGTAGGTTCACCTGGTAATTATCCTGGTGACCCTAATTCAGGTTACACGTTATCTAACGGTTCTTACAATGGTACATACGCTAAAAACCTTTACGATTTATTCTATGAAGGTTCTGAGCCAGGTCTTGACCCAGCAGGTCTTTTTGACTATTCAAAAGGTCGTTGGTCTGCAATTACATCTAACTGTATTGTTATGACATGGCAAAACGGCGCATTGGCACCTCAAACATCTTCAGCCTCTTATGCCGGTAACACAAGAAAAATTACTATCGGTCTTTCAGGATTTTCTAATACAGGTGCTGGTAAACTTACCGCTCCTGATGGTGCTGAATATGATACAGAATCTTTCTTATCGAACTTAATCATTTATTCAGGTTCAGGTCTTACTGCACCTAGTAGCCCTTGCGCACTTTCATCAGGACCTCTATTGTATAGAGTAGTTACTCAACAATACGGTAGAGCAATTATTAATCCAAACTACAATCAAAGAACAGCATCATGGCCAACACAAGGTAATGGTGGTCAGTATGATGACATCTGTTCACCACAAGGTTTTATTTATCTTGAGGTTGACTTATCATGTCCTGCATGTCCTACATGTGGTTCTGACACTATCGATGGTTACACTGGTGCAACTATCACATCTGCGGCTACGACTACTTCGTTCTACGCGGCTTGGAGACGTTATGAAGAGTTAGAATTTGAAGACAAGATTGGTGAAGTTTCTTTCGACCTTGAGTCAGTAACAGTTTCTGTAACTGAAAGAAAGTTGAGAGCACAATGGTCACCAGAACTTGCTCAAGACGTTGCGGCATTCCACAACATTGACGCTGAAGCTGAATTGACAGCATTGTTGTCAGAACAAGTTGCGGCTGAAATTGACCGTGAAATCCTTCGTGACCTTCGTAAAGGTGCGGCTTGGAATTTACGTTGGGACTACAACGGATGGAGAAGACTTGCTAACACAACTTCTTACACTCAGAAAGACTGGAACCAAACTTTGATTACGGCAATTAACCAATTATCAGCTCAAATCCACAAGTCAACACTTCGTGGTGGAGCTAACTGGATTGTTGTATCATCTGAGGTTTCTGCAATCTTTGATGACTTAGAATACTTCCACGTTTCTAACGCATCACCTGAGCAAGACCAATACAACATGGGTATTGAAAGAGTGGGTACACTTGCTGGTCGTTACCAAGTATATCGTGACCCATACTTCCCACCAAACCAAGTATTGATTGGTCACAAAGGTACATCGTTACTTGATACTGGTTACATTTACGCACCGTATGTACCACTTCAATTAACTCCAACTATGTACAATCCATTCAACTTTACACCTATCAAGGGTATCATGACACGTTACGCTAAGAAAATGGTTAATAACCGTTTCTACGGACGTATCACAGTTGATGGTGTTCGTTCATTCGACTTAAGAGAATTGAGATAATCAATTATCTTTAGAATAATAAAAAGGTCAGAGAAATCTGACCTTTTTTATTTTTATTAATTGGGGATATTTATGTAAAATGACACTTAGAAAAATAATAAAAGAACATTTATTATTAGAAAAAAGAATTGCTCAAATATCTTCTGAGTTAAAAATAATTTTTAATTTTGAGGTCGATAGGAAAAAACATGCTTTTGATAGAGCAACAAGACCCGAATTGGGCGATTCGTATAATCAAAGAGAAATATCAAATTCCGAACTAAAAGAATTTGTAAGTTTATTTATTAGAGAGATTTCTGAAAAAATAGTTAGTGGTGAAATAAAAGATGATGAATCTTTTATATTAAAATCATTAAATTGGGAGCTCGCGGTTCCTGTTACTCCTGTTCATGTTGATGGGACATATTGGAAGCTTATTATAACTACAGTTTTCAGAGAATCTGAAGAAAACCCATTTAGAGTTGGTAGAAATCAATTGGTTTTATGGAGATAAATAAGGTGGGCCTTGTATCTTAATCGTCTTCCAACCCACCTAAAGATTAGGATTGTTTCGTTCTAACCTTGTTTTCAAATGTTTTACAAATATATATCGAAAATTAGTAATCTCCAAATGTAATTTACAAATTTGGTAAAATTTTATATATTTATGAATACTATAAATAAATTTTAAAAAACAAAAAATGAAAAAACAAATTTTATTTTTAACCCTAATGATGTTCGTATCAATATTTGCGATTGGACAAACTTCAATTGCCGATACAACTGAACAAGGGTTATTCTTTAAACCAAAGAAAAAACAAAGTCCATTTACGAGTGAATACGGAATGGCGACAAGTAATTTATGGAGAGGTATGGACGTTGGTAAACAACCTGTAATAAAAATGGAAGCCGACTATCAACCAGTTGATTGGTTTACATTAAATTCAGAAGCTTGTGTTGTATACAATCAATTTAAAGATGGATACGGTAATACTGTTAAAAACGGAATGTTTTTTAATGTGTATAACACATCAATAGGAATACAGGATGTTTATTTTAATCAAAACACCCCAACCCAATCAGATACTTCTTTTTTCCATTTTGACAAAGCAACAACAAATCACTTTTTTGAGTTGGCGTTAAAATATAAAGGAGACCTTAAATCAAGAATTGACTTATGGGGTAGCTTTGTATTTTATCAAAATGAAGCGTATAAAAGAGGAGCTGCGTATATTGAGGCAACTTATCACTTAGATTACAATGCCGATTTATTTGTTGGGTATGTCACAGGTGAATCACAGTTAAACTTCCAATCTAAAGCTGGTTTTACAAATGTAGGAGTTGTAATTAAAAGAACATTGCAGTTCTCTAAAACTACCGACGCTCAAAGTCGTTTAACTATAATGGTGAATCCTATGTATAAAACCGCAATTGTACCAAACCCAACTGTTGCTAATAGACCAATTACCGCCAATTTACAGATTATGTTTTAAACATTATATTAATTAATTATTAAGGGGTTCATAATGAACCCCTTTTTTTTGTCTATACTATTTTGTTGTTTGTCTAATTTATAAAGTTAAACAAAACTCGAAAACAATTTTAGATATTTATAGTAAATTATTTGTTATAAATGAAGTTTATTTTTTTTAAGATTTTTTTATTATTATCAATTTTTTCATTCGGACAAATAAGAGATTCAATTTATATAAGAACCTCTATTTTTGATATAGTTTATTCTGAAAAATTACAACAACCAAAATGGATTGAATATCACGTAAAATGTTCTGATGGGAATATATCTCGTAAAGGTTTAGATTTTTATACCTGTGATTCTATTTTAACTTCTGATAACAGGGATTACGAGAATAACATATACGATAAGGGTCATTTGGCTCCTGCCGCCGACTTTAATTGTAATAAAGAAACTCTTAAATTAACATTCACATACTTAAATTGTGTTTTACAACACGAAAAATTAAATAGAGGTGTGTGGAGATTATTAGAACAATATGAAAGAGAATTGTCTAAAAAACAATCGGTTATTGTTGAGATTAGAATGGTGTATTCTAAAAAATCTTTAATTCTTCCGTCAGGAGCTACAGTTCCTGATGCGTTCATAAAAACAATAAGATATGGAAATAAAGAAGAAATATATTATTTCAAAAACGAAACTCCCGTTTATACGGATTTTAATAAGTATAAACGAAGTAAATAAATAAATTAATTAACCTTTAAAATGAAAAAAATCGTTTTATTACTCTCGTTTTGTTTCTCATTTATTTTTGGATATAGTCAGTATGACCTATCCAAAAATATTGACAGACAAGTAATGGTGGTTCCACAAAAAGGAATGGAATCCCAAACCCAAGCGTTTATTCAAAGAAGTAACGCTCAGATTGTTGCTAATTTTGAGCAGCTTGGATGGTATGTTGTATTACTACCTGAAAACTTAACTCAAGATTCATTCGTTAGGTCATCTAAAGACCTTCCGTTTATTAAAGAGGTCTACAAAGACCAAAAAGTAGAAATGAAATTGGATTATATTCCAAATGATGTTGAGTTTAACCAATGTTGGCATCTTAAACAATCTACGGATAAGGATATTGATGCTGACGAAGCTTGGGACTTGGTTCCGGCAAACAATCCAACAGTAAGTGTTGCAATGTTTGATGGAGGACTTGATTTAACTATTCCTGATTTAGCTGGAAACACAACAAATCCATTTAATGCGGTTAACAGTACAACTAATATTCCTTATGTTAATTCTTTTGACAAACACGGAACAACTTGTTCAGGTACTATTGCGGCGGTTACAAATAATAGTATCGGTGTTAGTAGTGTTGGTAATAACAAAGTAAAAGTTATGCCAGTTAACATTATGTCACAAGTATTTGATGGAGGTAGTTTTTTTACTTCTGATGTTATCCAAATTAATGGTGTTAATGCTGCGATGGCTAATCCAACCTGTGTTGCAATTGCAATGTCTTATGGAGGTTCATCTTATTCATCAGCATTGGATGCCCCTTTCAATCCGCAAGAACAACTGCGAGAGGCGGTAAAGGTATGGTTGTAGTTGCATCGTCTGGTAATCAATATTCAGGAACTGCCGCTCAGTATCCTGCAAATTATAGTGGTGTTTGGGGTATTGGTGCAACATCACAAAGTGACTTTAAAGCAAGTTTTTCTAACTTTGGACAAATTTGTGATATATCCGCACCTGGCGTTTCAATTAGAACTGTCGATAGACCAGGAACTGCAGGATATAATTCGGGTGATTACACCTCAATAAGTGGAACATCATTCTCTTGTCCGATATTTGCGGCTTCAGCGGCATTTTGTTTTTATAAGAATTGGGAATTAACTGATGACCAAGTGTTACAAATATTATCTCAAACCGCAGAAAAAGTTGGTGGGTATAGTTATACAAATAATCCAACTTGGCCATATTCTACAAGAAGTAATGAACTTGGTTATGGTAGAATTAATTTGAGAGATGCAATCAACTCAACACCAAATCCGGGAGGAGATGTACCACCTCCACCACCACCATCACAAATACATAATTTTGTAATTAATACTTTAACTATTAATCCAACATCAGTTCTTGCTAACTCTAGTATTACAATCACTGCAACAATTGCAACTCAAAATCCTTCATACCCTGCGGTTAATGTGATGACTCAACATAGATTATCAACTAACACAACTTGGGGTGATGCTGATGATATTATTATTGGTACAACTAGTGGTACTCTTGGAGGTGGTGTTGCAACTGATGTTGAAACTTTAACATATAATGTTGGAAATACCTCAGGGTTAAGATACATTATAAGTAGGGTAAACTATATGGGTTCAGTATCTGAGACCATATCCACAGATAATACAAAACAATCAAGTTTCACAATTACTCAACCGGCAGTTACAGGTGCGGATTTATCTTTAATTATAACTTCTCCATTATCAGGGAGTATAACAGTTCCATCATCTCAAGCCGCAGTATCTTTCCAATGGAAAGTTACAAACACAGGTTCAGTTCCTATTACATCATTTACTTGGAGAAGAACTTGGGTTGATTGTTCAGGGTATACAAATCCATTAAGTCCTTGTGGTTCAGTGCTGACTTGGCCCACATCAACTTCTTGGCAAGGACCATTATTACCGGGGCAATATATATTTTTACCTGGAGGAGGAACCCCAACAAACCCTATTGGTGCTTATTGGAGTTCGTCTCAGGTTTGTTTTAGTTCGACAAGTTGTGCAATTCAACCTGGAGGTACTAACATAATGAGAGTTACAATTCTAACTGTAAACGGAGGAACAGGTGATACTAATTTAAATAATAATCAAGTTGATTGTACGGTTAGTAGATTAACAACCGCAACAAACAATGATGTTACATCAGATATTGATTATGTTGAGGTTAGACAATTTAGTAAACTGTATGAAAATCCTGTAAGATATAAGACTATGGAAGAAGCAATACTTGAAAAAGGACTTAATATAATCCACATCCATTACTCTGATGGAACAGTAGAAATAAGAAAAATTTCAAAAGAATAAAAACAAAAAAAGTATTTTAAAAAGGGAGTTTACTCCCTTTTTTTATTTATTAGATATTTATATATAAAACATTTCAAAATGAAAAAATTGTATTATTTGGACGATAGCGAAAAAAATAGGATTTTAGAGATGCATTCTAACGCTACTAAAAATCAATATTTATTAAATGAATCTGCCGGAACTGAACAAGACCCATATAAAGATAATGATTTAAGTGGAGACGTTCAAACATTTGTTGATACGTTAGATTTTTATGTGACTGAGAGTGGCTTAGTGAAAATTAGGGATATTGCTGCGAGATTAATTAATCAGTGGTATCTTGACGACACAAATTTAAATGATAAAAAATTAATAAACGCATTACAAGCTTTGTTAATACAGTATAGGGCCGATGAAGGGGATACACTGTTCAATGAAATTGAATCCTTTACTTATGTAGGATTAAGTCCTAATGGAGTAAAGGCTAAAGAACAGTTAAAAAATTTAATTCAACAGGCGGAAACGGTGCAACCAAAATCTCTAGGAGGAGCAACCGCTGGCGGTTGTAAAGGTTGGGATTGGAATAAGGTTCAGCAAAAATATCCTTGTACAAGTCCTGATATGTTTTTTGACACAAAACCAGTTTGTTCTCAGTATGGTGATTATTTAAGAGCAAATATAAATAATAATGAATTTATATTTTTTATAGGTGATGGTCGTTTATATGATAAAAATTGGAAAGATTTTGGATATTACGCTTGTAAAGCGGGTAAATTAGAAAAAACTTCAGGTGCATATACGGACAAAACAAATACCGATTTGACACCACAAATGGAGTCAAAGAAGAGAGAGTTTGTTAGAATGATTACTGAAGCTGGTTGGGGAGCGGTTGATAGTTCAGGTAGTGGAAGTGGTAGTGGAAGTGGTGGTAGTAGTGGTAGTCGACATAGACGAAGTAAGGGAAATAGACAAGGAACTGGAGGTAGTTCTATATCTAATGTACAAAACAAAATAGTTGAATTGGATTCAACCTATAAACCAACAGGTTCTATGGACCAAACAACTATAAACAAAATAATGGATTTACTAACAAATGGAGTTAAACCACCAACGCCGACACCAACACCTTACGAAGTACAATCAACAACAAGCAGTGCATCAAGCGGTGATTAATTAATTAAAAAATATTTACATGAAAAAAAGAATATTAATTTCAGAAGTAGAAAGAAGACAAATTTTATCTAAGCATCTTAAAGTTGGGTATAACACGTTTTTGTTTGAGCAAACTACCAATTATACAATTCAAGATATTCAAAACAAATTAAATCAAGCACCTTTTAATGCGGGTTTAGTCGCGGATAACAGATTTGGACCAAAAACATCAGCAGCAATAGTAAAGGCTTTAGATACTATTAAAACAGGTGGAGTTACATCAGCACCAAGTACCGCTAGTACAGAAACTACAGGAAGTAATACCGCAACTACTCAAACTAACACATCAACTACAGGAAGTAATACTGCTACTACTCAAACTAACACATCAACTACAGGAACTAATACCACAGGAACAGGTACTGTAACATCGACAGGGTCTAATACATCCACAACAGGAAAAGAAGACCCGTCTTCAGGAGATTAATCCTCAGTAGTTGTTTTATTTTTTGTTTTAGATATAATTCTAATGGCTTTAGAGATTATTTCACTTTCTCCTATAGAGAATGCTCCTCTGTGGTAAGCGGATTTACATGCTTGAGTTAAAAAATAAATTGACTCATCATAAGACATATTTGACAAAATCAATTCTAAATGTTCTTCACTAATTAAAGGAATTTCATCAAATATTTTTCCGTATAATTCTTCTTCTTGGTTTTCCATAAAATGATATATTTATAATAATAAGAATTTTATTTTAAAATGTTAAGTGACATAATAAAAAAAGTTTTATTGGAAGCTGCGTCAGATTCAGGTGGTGCCGGTTCTTATATTACCGCACTACAACCAGGCATAAGACCTTTTGATAAAACACAATTACAACCATTTAATATACCTGTATCAGAATATGATAGTCCGTTATTACAGTACGATAGTTATGATGGTAAAATGAATGAAAGATTAGACCAAATAAAAAAAATTGAAAAGGTTGCACGAAAAATTACTAATAAAATGAAAAAAAATCCGTACATGACATTTAGTGATGATGATGGAAATAATATAAATCAAACCCCTGGTAAAGGATTAAATTTTGTACCAATTAAAGAGTGGGTTGAAATAAATGAGAGTACTATCTCAGAAGATTTAGCAGTATGGTTTGGAACTAAGAAAAAACCAAAGGGTAGTAGTCAACCTAAGGGTCCTTGGGTTAATATATGTAGAACAAAAGAAGGTGGTGGTCACCCTCCATGTGGTAGACCTGAAGCTTCTGATAAAGGATACCCTAAATGTAGAGCGGCAGGAGTTGCCTCAAAAATGTCGGATTCTCAGAAAAAGGCCGCTTGTGCTCAAAAAAGGAGAGCGGAAAAAACCCATAATAAATCAGGAACAGGAAATTCACCAAAAATGACATCATACAAACCAAGAAAAAATCAAAACGAATCTCTTGATAGGTTAATTGATAAGATTATAAAAGAGATTAAATAACTAAATTATTTTCACTAACTTTTGTAAGTATCGTTGATAGGGAGACCTCAATCTGAGATTTTATTTCATTTTCATATACTTGTACTTCTTTTTCGGTTCTCGCATCATACATTCGTACAACACTATCCCACTCTTTCAAATCTAAAAATATATCATAATGGTAAACGTGGTTTGTGATACTAACTTTACCACCATCTAGAATTACAAAAAGACCTAGCTCTTTATTTTTAATATATTTTTTACCCGATATAGGTAATTTTTTTCTGAGACCAAATAATAAATTTTGAGTAAAGTTTTTTCAGTTTTGTCTTAATAATGTTCATTTTTATAGTTCTTTTATTTATGACTACAAAGATAAAAAAAAAATTAGATAACTGACAAACTTATTTTGTTTTTTTTGTAAAAATAATTGCGGCTTCGGTAACGGCAATTACCGCGACTGCGGGTAACCAAGCACCTGTGACTCCGGCAAAAACACAACCAACCGCAACAACTCCAGTGCAAAGAGTTGTTTTTTTCCATTTACGTAATTTTTCGTCTTTAGTATTGATTATACTTTCTTGACCTTTTATTAACGAATCTTGTATACTTACAATTTGATATAAATCTTCTTTTCTTTTTGAAATAACTTCATTAGTTATTTCAGATGCTTTTAAATTAACCGAACATTTTTGGTTTTCGTTTTCTAACGAATCAATCTGTCTTTCAAGGGTTTTGATATAATTCAACTTGTATATTAATACTTTTTCTTGTTTTTTTGTGAAGAAAACACCCGAATCACCTTTTAAGATTATTCTTTTTGGTAGTTCTACTTCCTGTCCACAAACTGTCAAGCTTGCGGTCAGAATAAAAATCAATACAATCAGATTCTTGAACAATGACTTCATTTTGATAAATTATTTTTTCTTTTGGTGGTGATTTAATGGTTACCGTAACGGTCTCAACTTGGGAAGTTGGTTTATTCAAAAGTAAGGTATTTTTTTCTAAGTTCAAGTTATTGATACTATCTTTTAACTTATCTATAACTTTAACATATTTGTCGTTCTCTTTTGGGACAACTCTGTAAACTTTTTTTGGAGTTGTTATTATGTAAAGAACTAACCCCAATATAACTGAGTAATACCAATATTTTTTTATAAATTCCATACATTAACAATAAGGTGGAGAACATCTTTTTTTACCGTCAAGCCCTTTCATTCGACCTTGGCAAACCTGAACCGCAAAACCGTTCCCATAAGCTGAGGGCCAAACTTTAAATTTTGCCTTAGCCGCCGCTTTTCCTCTAGCACACAATTTTGTACCTGACTTTTTACGACCTTCCATCATAACCATTTCCTCTTCGTCCGATTGGTCATCTAAATCGCCTTCATCGGTTGTTTCATTCATTAAGAAATCAAACACTTGGTCCATATTATTTTTTGCTTCGGCAATATGGTCTTGAGCCCAATCGTGACCATTGTCTAAAATAGAATCAATTTCATCTCTATTTTTACTTAACAATATATCACATTGTCTTCTCATTTGTTCTAAGTTTGAAAAGAACATATATCTATCGGAACCTTGTTCCTCAATTACTCTTTTAATGATTTTGTTTAATTCGTTTTCAGACAATTTAATTTTTTTCATAGTATTAAGAATTTAAACCATTACCACCAAGAGTAATCATATTAAGTTGGACAACTGCGTGATTTTGACCATTAGTCCAAACAGGATGAGGTGGTACAAAAGTTTTTCCAGTGTCGTCACCATTATTAATATCGCTATTTAAATAGAATCCAATTACTTGTTCGGTATTTGCCGAAATAGGAGCTAAACAAGCCGCACAATTTGCGTATTGTTTAACTAAAGAAACCGTGTTATTAGTTTCGGTATATGCGGTATTAACCGCAGTAATTTGTATACATAAACCTGTACTTAATTGGTAAAAAGTACTGGCTGATACTCCAGAGTCATCCGCTATAAATGTAAGTACTTCCCCATTTCCACAGGTAGTACCCGTCATATTTCTATATGCCATTGTGGTTTTTTATTATAAATATCTAATTTTATTTATTTGTAATTAACTATTTGGAATTTAATTTGTCTCTTATATGTATTAACTTCTCCAGAACTAACAACTTGTATGTCGATGTAATATTCATTAGGTATTTTATCTCTTGTATCAAAAATAAAATAATATTCGTTCGGTGTTCTATTAACCTTAGTCCAGTCTTGTACCTGAACTTCAGTTTGACCTTCTCTAACATAAATTCTATATGAGGCATCAACCTTTGGTAGAAGTTTAGCGGTCGAGTAAGCTTGTTTAATTATTACACCAACTTTTCTAATATCAGTATTAAAAATCTTTTCATCTTGTTTAATACCATAATAATCAAACCCATATAGTTTTGGTTCTACAGAATCTAAACCAATAGATAAAGATTTCTTTAATGGGTAAACTACAAATTCATTTGTAATGTCTGAAAGTGTTAATCCATTTAAAATTAATCCTGACCATTCATCACTAAATGTACAAGGTGTTTTATACCCGATTAGTGGTGGTATTGTAACCTCATATACTCCTTTAGTTCTTCTACAAGCGGTTAAGCCTGACGCTCCCGGTATTAAATCACCCGACCCATCGGTTAAATTCACCGTAGGTAATACATCCAAATTAATTGGGTTACCATCATCGAATAAATACAGATATAACTTATTACTTTTACCTAATGTAAATAAGTTCCTATCATCTTGTATTAAATCATTATAATTAGTTTCTAAGTAAGGTTCATAAAATGTTTGGGTATGTCGAGTGAAAAATTGAACCTCATAGGGTTGAGTTAGTCCTGTTAAATTTTCAACCTGTGGTAAATATGCGATTCCCCATCCCGTTGTATTAACTAAACTACCGTTAAGAATATTATTAATCTCGTCAGTCATATCAAAGGCGATATTCTCGTCTCCAAACTCAAAATGCTGAGTGTCAACAATGGTTAGTGCCGAATAGTTTACCGTACCTGTGTTTTTATTGTTGTATATACCTTCTTGAGTCCAGTTATCAATTGTTGTAGTTTGAAACCAGTTTGATGGTCTATCTGAAAAGTTTTTATCCGCGTCCTTAAATTCATAAATTAAATCCGCAAAATCATAACCAACACCTTCGTCCCAATTTTGAGGAGTTTGTAATTCTGAATTTGCGTAAGGTATTCTAAATAATATAAGGTCAAACGAGGTTGCTCTCATTCTTCCATTTGAAGTCGGAGTATTTTTTAATTCCTCTTCAAAGAACGATGTATTAACCATTCTAAGAGTGTGAGTCATTGCACTTGAACAAGTTGTTGATATTGTTCCATCG